AAGTAATTTACTATACTTAAACCTGCCGCCAAAAGTATTTAAATTTGTGGATTCTGAATATGTGGTAAGTGAATTATTGACTCTTGTTTTTAAATCTTCTACACTGCTAATTTGAGAGTAGTTGTAATAAATTGAAGAATCAATTTCCACATATAATACTTTTAAATCTATAATTTTGGGATCAATTCCTGCAACAGTATATTGTTTTAATTTATTTTGAATTTGCTGTTTATTGAAATCGGACACATATGTTCCATTTTTTGGTTTAATGCTAATCAACACTTTACCAAATTGTGGGGGAGTTAATTCTTCACCTCCAATAACAGAAACTGACTCAGTATCTGGATAAACTTTTGATTTGATAATTACCTCATAATCTTTTGCAGTAACTGCTCTATATTGAGATGAATAAATTCTAGGTGCAAAATACTTAATCGAATCTATTCCTTCAATATCACCTCCATTTTGAGATCTTTGATTTGTGGTTACGGTAATTGTATTCGTTGGAACAATAGTAATACCACTTGCATCCTGTAAAGTTCCAGCAAATGAAAATGTATCAGCACCATTTCCATCCTTACCATCTGTTACGATATAAGTTACTGTAATAATAGTACCATTTTCAAGTTTTTTGCCAAAATACCCATCTCCAAAGAGAAGTTCATATTTTTCATCCTGAACCTCTTGTATCAAATAAATTTCTGATGTTGAATTAATATCAAAAATATTATCAGCAAGAGAATATACTCTGCCCAATCCAGTATCGCTAGTCCCCTTTACATAAACAACGATGGTTGAAGTATCAATAAACGAATTATTCAAAATAAATTTTTGATCGAGAGACCCATCAACCGTAAATTGCTTCTTTAAAAAAGTTCCTTCTTTAATACTAACATTGTTGAATGTTGCAGTACCGTTTATAACGGTACTAGAAATATTAGATGGAGAAGAAAAAACATATGATGACCCATCAACGCTACCAACACACACTAGACCCGCCTGTAAGGTTAGTGTAGGAGTTGCTGCGGCAGTGCTTACAGAAAATGTAATCTCTGCTGTAGAGGCGGTTCTAGAGCGTGGTACATAACCAATATTCCTTGCTAGAGAAACCACATTTTCTCTGACTGTTGCAGAATCCAAGAAGGATTCATTAACAGTCATATTAGAATTAAATGCTGTAATATATGTGTTATATGCTAATGTATCAATAAGGACAGAAAAATTAGACCCCTCAAAGTCAAAGTCCGTGAAATTTGAATTTGCACGGAGATAATCTTTGATAGAGGTCTTTATCTGATCAAAATCTAGGTTGGCGAACTTTGTAAAAGGCATTTTATCTTGTTGCCTCTAATATAAATGAGAATTGCTGTGTTGGAATTTCTTGTCCGATAATATTAAAAGTAACTGTAACTTCAAATTCATTTGTATCAGGTCTTGGATCTACATCAACAATTACATCAGTAACTCTAGGTTCATAGTTCTGAATACAGGTAATAATTTGGTCTCGGACTGTCGATGCAGTACCGAAATCAACAAAATCAAATAAACTAGAGCGAACATTCGAACCGATTGTAGAATTAAAAAATCTTTCGGTAGGAATTGTTTCAACTAAATTGCGAATTGACCTTATAATTGCATTTTGATTCTTCAAAATTGGCAAATCCTTGGTAACAGGATGAGGTTCAAAGGATAAACTAATATCTTTGAAGGATCTAGATATCCTAGTAATTGCCATCGGACATAAAATTTCTTTATTTATTTATGTTCATTTCCAAGGAGATCCATATGTTGGCTCTGTTCCATACGACCAATCATCATAGTCTTCATCATTTCTAATTTTTTCGTGCAATTCAATTTGTTTTTTAAAGTCATGTTTTGGTGCCAAGTCGTGCATAACCTCTTGAATTACTCTTTTTGTGGGTTCTGCATCATAATCCGTAATTAATTTGGTGGTTCCCCACATCTCTCTCATATAATTGTTGTCTCTATCAACTGGTAAATTAGACATTTTAGCTCCTGTTTTAATCGAATAAAACAGAACTTTTATGAAGGAGGTTTCTATCTCCTATTGTCTATTTAACGGTTTACTTCCCTAAGAGAATAGTTATCAGAATCTAAGTATTTTAGTAACTCTAATGCGATTAATTTTGGATTTCCTTCACCACAGGTGTAAACATCTATCGCAATACACCCATTTTCTGGCCAAGTATGACAAGAAACATGACTTTCTGCCAGTGCAATGACGATAGTACACCCTTGTGGATAGAAACAATGTTGAAAAACATTTAAAATCGTCATCTTCGCCCTTTCAATTCCTCTCTCCATCACTTCCTGAAGAGAAATTGAATCGTTTAAAAGACCAAAATCAACATCATACACCTCCAAAAGAAGGTGTTTGCCCATAGAAACTCTTTCCAACACACAAAAGTCTTAAAAATTTATTTATTTCTAATATTTTGAACCATTTCATAGTCTTTTTCCAAGATTTTTTTTAGATAATCATCATCCCAAAGATCATAGTACCCAGTTTTTGCTAAAATTTGTCTCATTTTAGTCAAAAATTTTTCATTTTGATACAATATTAGATTATACAGTCCATTATTTGTTTGAATTCCATTAATGAAACTTGGTTCATCTCTAAAATCATCAAAAAACTTGTATTTTGGATATAATTCATTTAATTCTTGAATTTTCTGATACCCATACTCTAAGTCTAAATCATCTTCAACCACAAAAATGACGACACCAAACTCTTCATCAAGAGGTTTGATATCGTCGATTGAGCATTTTACAATTTTATATGTATTTGTTTTCGCAAAGGGGCATATTGAATAACCTTTAAGGTCTGGATGAGAGTTTTTTATCTTATCAATCCATTCCTCAAGATCATTCATCATCCTTTACCTTGACCTCTATACTTTTTACGAGCTCCATTACGAGAAGACGCTGCATATTTGGTCCCTCCTCCTTCTCCTTGGCGAGACTTTTTAGGAGGACCAGGAATATAAGAACTCTTATTTAAACCAACTTTTGCTTTAGCCATTAATTTTCTCCTACAATTTCAGTTTCAATTTCACTTGGATTTGGAGAACCTGTCTGATAATACTCAATTGCCAGGTCCTCCATAATATTGAAATATTCCTCCTCTGTAAGTGAGGAATAAATTTTACGCCCTTTGCAAAGTATGTTGTAAGATTCGTTAGACATTCAAATCAGATAATTCTTGTTTTTTCGTGACCAACTCTAATACGAGGGTCGCACCAAATCTCAAAACCTGCTTCTTTTGCATCTAAACAGAATGATACATCTTCTCCACACATATCCTGAACTTCTCCAGATTCAAATACTTGCATCTTAGGAGCAAACCAAGGATACTTCATTTCTGGATGTTCGAATACTCCATTCTTAATAAGAAGCCAACCAAAACCAGTATAGTCTACAGTAAATGGTTTACGACGCTTTGAAATACTCTCTACGGTTTCATGATTCATTACTCCACCATTATTGCGGAAATCATCTTCTTCTAACCAGTGAGCAACAGAAGTTGTAACACCATCTTCAGTAGCATACCAACCAGCTGAGATGTCTTGGTCCATCAGAACAAGTTGCCAGAAATTATTGGTATTAAAAACAATATCAGAATCAATCCATAATTGCCAATCATATTTTAATTTGCCGTCCCAGGGAATCTGATTCGGTCCTCGCAGAACATTCGCCCCTAAACACTTGCATCTTGCAAAGTTTACCATCGAAGAATAATCTTGCGAAATTTGAATGCTTGCTCCTGCCTGCACTAAGTCAAAGCAAAGCTGTACAAAATTCTTTAAGTAAGTGTAAGAAACTCCTCGACCAGGCAAACAGAATACAACGGACTTGCCGCGCACCATTTCTTTTGCCAGGTCATAATCCCATTCCTGTGTTTGTGAAGCTACAGGCGTTTTTGCCTTTACAGTAAATCCTTTAGCCATAAGATAAGTCGTTTACATTCATATCATACAGTATTATGTATGGTTTGTCAATTAGTCTCTTTCTGAGAGGATTACTTCATTTCCCTCTATTGAAAGTTTTATCTCAGTATCTTCGTACCAAGAAAGTTCATTCATAATGTGCTCTGGAATAATTACAAAGTATTCACCTGTAATTGGATCGACTTGTATGGACTCAAAAATATCTCCGGAATTTTTTTTCATTTTGAGTATTATGATTGACCTTTTTCAAGATTATATAGTATCCGGAATTTTTTAAAGAGTGAGATATTTAGAAGTCGATTTGGGTCGTTTATAGCTTAGGGTAGTGATGCGTTTTTATATCGCGGGGGGGCGGCATAAAAACCCGCCGCACCCGACTGCCAAACACGAACGCACAAGGCACTGCCCCCCACCCGTAAGGGCAGAGGGCAGGGGGTGGGGTCACCAGGTCGGCAGTGCCTCCTCTGCTTCCTGGGCGTGTGTCTCAGCATACTGGGCTGCCAGCACGGAAGCGGGCAGACCCCAATGGATGTATGCCGAAGGGCGGGACCCGTTCTTCAGTTGATCAGCGCGGGAGATCCACCGAATCTGACGGGTCTGGAGGTCAGAGCACATCGCAAGGGGGAAGCGCATCGGTCGTCTGTCGGTTGCTTTGGAATTGTAGGGCACGAACGGGGTAGGGGTCAATACCCCAACCACACCAGGAACTCCCCAGCGTCAACGGGACCGAAGCGGGCGGTCACCCCATAGTCGGTGCGGAAGTCATCCCACAGACCGTGATCCTTTGCTGCCTGGCAGGCGGTGCCCCATCGGATGCACCCGTTCTCATC